GAAAACGGTCTTGAGGTCCGTCATCGCCTGCTGAATCGTCGGCTGCATCTTCGAGAATTCCTCGTCGATTTTTCCTGCCGACGCGGCGAAGGCCTTGACCATGATTTCAGAGGTGATTTTTCCTTCTGAAGCCATTTGGCGCAGGCCGCCGACATCCGTGTGGAGGTAATCGGCCAGCATCTTGGCGATGCGGGAGCCGTTCTCCATGATGGAATTGAATTCCTCGCCCCTGAGCACACCAGAGGCCATACCCTGGGACAGCTGGATGATCCCGTTGGTCGCCTCCTGCTGGGTCGCTCCGGAGATGACCATGGCCTTGTTGAGGGTTTCGGTGATGCGGAGAAGGTCGCTTTGGCTTGTCCCCATGGTCTCCGTCGCCTTGGCAAACCGGGCATAGAGATCGACCGAGGAGGAATAGGAGCTGTGAGATCTCAGGGACTGCTGGTAGAGCCCTTCCTGAACCGCCTTCAAGTTGTCCGAGGACGTCGTGACGAGTTTCAGCTTGTTGTCCAGCAGCGTGTAGTCATCGGCTATACCGAGAACGGTTTTGGCCAGCATCCCGGTCACCGTCGCCGCGGCGAGGGCCTTGACCCGGAAAGACATCAAGCCGGCCGTGCCGCCATTGAACGACTTCTTTGCGGTTTCCATCCCCTTTGCCATGCCTTGGGCGTTGGTGACCACGGCGTCGCGGGCCTTTTTCATGTCTGAAGCGAACTGGGCGTGCCCGGCGGAAAGCTCCGCTCGAAGCGCCCCTATGGATTCTGCCATTGTCTCTTACCCATGTTTTTTAAGGCGTTCTTCATACGGGCTTCCATATCCGCGTGATCGACTTCCCGCCTGACCAGCAGGCTTTCCAATTTCGGCATCTTTTTGGCCCGCGACAGGTTCGCCGTGAGCCATGCCGATGCGCTCCGTCCATCGGCCAGGGCACAGACGGCCTGGCGGGTCAGATAGGGTGTCAGCCCCCAGAACTCTCCCGGAGATACGCCGGACATAACCGCGTTATGAAACGCCGCCATGACCCACCCGCTTTTCGGTTTTTTTTTACGCTTCGACCTTCGTCGTTCGGTATTCCCTCGGGCCCGAAATACGCCCACTGAATCGCCGTCTGAACCGCCTTGGCGAATGGAACGAGCGGCGGGGAGAGGTCCATGATGCGCTCGGCGGCCATTTCCGGGTGCCTGTCCCTTAAACCTATGGCGGCGATCACGGCGATCACGTCCGGGTCAAACAGGTTCGGGCTGTCGCCGTATTTTTGTTCGATTTCGGACAATGCCCGCCAGGTGAACTTCAGGACGTAATCGTGCCCGCCGATATGGATCATTTTCTCTCCAGTCAGAATGTTCATGTTATGCCCAGGTGACCTCGTCCGTGATTCTGATCGTGATCGAGCCGTCGATCTTGCCGTCCACCGCCCCGGAAGAACTGAGCCCGAGGACGTAACCCTTGAAGGTGGCTGTCGAGGAGTCCGAGTAGGTGATCTTGAAATCCTTCTCCGTCCGCGCCTTGCGTGCCGCAATGACCGCCTGCTGCCCGTTATCCGACGGTTCCCAGTTGATGGACAGGGAAATGGATCCTTCATCGGGCAGCCCCATCAGGAATTCCTTCGCCGTCGACCCGAGATGGGTCGTGTCGATCTCGGAGGCCGTGCCGTCCGGGCCGCCGAAGTCGGTGACCTCACCGATTTCCGTCCACGTGACAGGTGTGGCCAAGGCCGCGTCTGTATTATCTGTAATCGTTTTTCCGGTCGAGTCGAAGTTCACGGCAAACGTGTCCGTGGTGACGTGACTGACGATGCACACCTGGCCGTTGATATCGCCCGCATCATCACCCCCGAAATTGGACAGGGTCACGATGTCGCCGTTTGCCAGGGCGTGAGCCGCCGATGTCAGGATCGTGGGGTTGCCCAGTGCAATGGCCGTGATCGTTTCGGCTCCGCCGGATCCGGTCCCCATTTCGATTTTTGTTCCTTGAGATTCAATAGCCATGCTGCGTTTCCTCCTTCGTTCTATTCGTCATGCCATGTCGAGAAATCCATGATGATCCTGTGACAGGCCACCGCCGGCTCGTAGACATCCCGTTCCGATTGAATCAGAAACGATCCTATCCGGACCGACCCGCTTGTCCCACGGTACCCGTTCAGGGCGTTCCTTACCGCCTTGGCCAGAGCCTTGGCTGCGGCATATGTCTTTGCCCATGCCTCGATCTGAAAATGTGGGTTCGCCATCCCCACCGGTCCTTCCAAGGCGTTTTCCCCGGCGCCGTATACCCGCATGTAGAGAATGATCGGATAGGTGGGATCCTGCGGCAGCGTCGCGGGGTAGCACCTGGTAGTGAGATCCTGCACGGTCGCGTCGGCAACGAGGATCTCATGTATCGCCTCTTCGATATTTTCCGCGCTCACTTGCTCAGTCCTCTCACCTGCGCCTTCGAAAGTTTGCCCGCCGCCGCCCGTTTCGCCAGTCTCCCGGCCGATTTGTAGAGTTCCGTCTTCATCTCGTCGGCGAAGATCCCCAAGGCGGGCATTTTCATCGCGTGCCAGGCTCGCCGGAGAAATGGGTTCGGGGAGACGAAGCCGGTCGTCGTAATCCTGATCCAGCGATCTCCGAGTTTGACGAGCCGAGGTTCGTCAAGGATCCTCTCGACGGTCCCGAATTCCACGAGGTGGGCGACGGGGGACGACGAGCCGACATAAACGGTCACCACCGAGCGGTCCTGTCCCTTACGCTGTGAAGGTTTCAGACTCGGGGACACCTTGATCGAATCCCGCAGACCGCCCGTCACGACCGGCACGTTCGCCCTGGCCGCTTCGGCGATCGGGCTTCCCGCCTTCTTCAAAGCGTTTCTGAGGACCGTCTTTTTCATGGCGACAGTCGGCAGCTGGTCGAGAAGCCTTGTCAATTCCTTCACACCCTTCAGCTCAAACGAAAACGAGCCATGCCCGTTCATCACTCCGCCCTCGCTTTCGAATAGATTTCCAGCCCTTCACGGCGTCCAATTTCCACCACCCCTGTGACGTCATGTATTCTTCCCGCGTAACTGAGCCGGTCGACCGGGGTCACGTCCGCTCTGTACCGTATCCGCCATCTCGTGTCGGCTTCGGCCACCATCTGTGTGGCGGCATATCGTTCGACGCCCCCGGCAGGCAGGTATTCCGCCCACACCGTCGCCAAATCCACCCAAGTTTCGATCGGCTCGCCATAGCTGTTTTCAACGACAGTTTTGCGCTGCAGCGTGATGCGCCTGTCCAGTCTGCCGGATCTCAAAACTCCTCCCAGAGCCTCATGCTCGCCAGCAGCCGTTGCACCGATTTGTCCTCGGTGACCGTCTGTCCCACCACCGGCTCGCCTCTCATCGCGTACAGGTCCGCGCAGATCATCTTGATCGCTGTTTTGATCCGCTTGGGCACGACCAAGGCGGAAGCCCACCCGCAGGCGAACCTGATCGTTATCGGGTTCGCCGGGTAGAGCGCAGCGGAAGGCCAGGAACTCCCGTAGACAAGGACGATCCGCCCGATTAGCTCGCCGTTTGGCTCGATGATGTAATCGCCGGCCGGAAGTGTGTTGATCGTTCCGTCGGTATCCTTATAGGTGATCGATTCCACCGATTGCAGGTTCCCGAAGGGGAGCTCGATGCAGTCGCCGTCAGGCCATCGCGGCAGGCAGTAGTCCCAGGTCTGCGTGATCAACGCTCTTTTTGTTATTTCTTCGACGCGTTCCCGTGCCGTCGTGATGAGGTCATTCAACAGTGCGTCCTCCGCCGTTGTTGGGGCGAGCCGGACGATGTCGACACCGAAGTCGCAGGCCGCGACAAGAATCCGGGCGACGGTGCGGATATACCGTTTCGAGCCGGTGTAGGCTTTTTCATAGGTTGCATGGTCGTTCGCGGTCGTTACCTGGGTGAAAGCGCCGTTTGTCCAGTCAACCCAGGCGCTGTTGTCGTCGGATTCCTGGACTTTGACGTCAACGGTCCCGCCCATTCCATTTTCCCCGGCTTTCAGATAGACAACAGTTTGATACCCGAGAATCTCTACAGTGGTTCCGGTCAGCCCGTATCCTGACGTCGTCGCGTGACTTCCCGGGGCGATGCTCTGGGTGCTGTCTATATTTTCGGCGAAGCTCCCCGAATCGAGCCGCAGATGCAGTTTGAGTTCGGCCAGGGAGACCGGCTCCGTTTCCGGTCCGGAAACCATCATGAATCGCTTGTACGCGCCGCCCCAAACATCCATCTCACCGCCCCTGTGCCTTCGCCGTCCCGTTCAAGATGGTCACTGAAAAGATGATCAGGTTCTTGGGCGGTCGGATGCTCGTCTTGATCGTTGTGCTCACTTCGTTGGAATAGGCCGACTCCAGCCCGCGGTCGTCATAAGCGGTCAGAGCCATGAAATAGGTCCCGTCCGGCAGTGAAATCGTATAAGTCGTGACCTTGCCGACCTCGATCTTTGTGGTGTATTGACCAGTCGCTGGACCGTAGTAAAGCCGGTAGCCGGTGATGTAGTCGTGGTCGATGGATGGCTCCCATTGCAGGGTGACCTCGGATGTGCCTGCCATGACATCGCCGACAGTCACCCACGCCTGCGCCGAAGTTGCCGCCACAAGAATGACGAGCGCTGCGAGAAATCTTTTCATTGGCTCACACTGCCGCCCGTGACGTTGCTGTCCTTGGCGAAAAGGCCGATCAGAAAAAGACCGAGCGTGCTTACCGCGTTTCCAACTTCCGCCGGAATTCCGAACAAAGGAAAGATCATCCCCAATGCCGCCAATATGCCCGATGCCGTCGTTTTCCAGTTTTTCACTTTCAATCCTCCCTTTTTTTGTGCTGCAATGTCGTCACTTAACCTTCGCGAAGAAGGCACACCAAAGTGTCTCCGCGATTGGGTCCTACCTGCCGATACCATTTTGAGTCTTCGAGCTCAGCCGCCGCTTGTTGCCAATCGCCCCCGTCGATCGCGGAAATCATCCGTTTGAATCCCCTGAACCTCGTCAGACCGAGGTTGAAGACCAGCTCTGTCAGAACGTCCCATCGATTTTTCGTAAAGTTCTTGTACTTGCTGTCGGGAAACATGGATCTCGCTTCCGCCTCCGCGGTTTCAATATCCCTGTCGAGAAGCCGTTCCGCCTGATCGATGGTCAATCTCGTGAATTTTTCGTGTTTACGTATCTTGTGCCCGTAGCCGATGGTCCAGGCGCCGGCCGGGCAGAGGTATGGCTGGAGCCTCAATCCTTCATGCAGTTTTATGCGATCCCTCAATGTCAGCATGTACAGTTATCCCTCGTTGATGATGACCGCCGTCGTCCTGGCTTTGCACTCTTGGGCGTCGCACTCGATCTTGTGGCCGTGCGAGTCCGCCCGATCCCACAGCTGCCTGATTTCTTCCTTGAAGGACTTGTTCTGGACAATGATGATCCCCTGGGCAATGCCGATCCCTATCGAGATAACCAGGAGCCAGTTTGAAGTATCCATAGGTGAACTCCCTTTCGCCTCCGTTACCGTATGTAGAGATACAAGGCGCCTTTTTTGGAATTCCCGGCGTTCGTTACGGCAATGGTCAGTTTGCTGTTGGCCACGCCCGCCATGGATGCTTCCGCCCTGTATTCCGTGTTCATCGTATCCCTGTCGGCCAACGCCCCCAGAGCGACGTCGACGCCGTCTGAATCGTTCACGGCAATGTCGTAGTTGTCTGTTGGAGCGGCGGAACCGTCTGGAACGGTTACGGCCCCGATAAGCCTGCCGTCGTAGTAGTTCGCGGTTGTTCCGCTTACCGCGCCGGTCGCATCATCCGAGACCCAGGCCGCCTTGATTTTCTTGATGGTCCCGTATGTCACTTCCGTAAATGTCATGGCGCTTCCGGCCATCGATCGATCCTCCCATTAAGCCGCCGTCACGTATGCCCCGTCGTCGATCGGAACATACCAGAGGCTCCATTTCATCGTGCCGGCATTGGCGCCGACTCCGGTAACGAGTTCGACGGAACCGGGGCGGATGGCCCATCTTGGGGCAGTGCTCAG